AGGTGACTTACCAATACTTTAAGTGGACCAGGAAGGTATGATGGCGGAATATTCAAGGTAGAACCAACTGGAGACATTGTCTGTGCCCATGGTGACCAATTTTTTGTATCACCGGTTCCGGTACTCTTCAATCCAAGACCAGCAAATATATCTTCCCATCCTGGGGCTACATTACCGAGCGGCATTCTACGGGTAGCAAGAGTCGCACCCTTGAGAACGATTTCACGAAGTTCTGGATCAACAGCGAATACTTTCCATGCCAACGGAGACATAATCAAGGTATCCGGAGTAAATCCACGGAGAGCAAGATATGCCCACATGTCAAACATGTCGTTCAACGTCATTGTTCCATTCACCGCACCTGCGATATTACGACCGGTTGTATAACCGATTTCGGCATCCGTTGGTGTGATGTTATCATATACCGTAATACCCATTTCGTCAATAAGACGAATGGCCATAGCTTCTTTCAAACGGGCAAGAGCTGCACCAGCAGCACGAAGCCAAAGTTTAATAACGTCAAACTGGTTGTCGTTAATAACTTCTTTGGCAATGTTGATGGCACAACCATACTTTGCTACCTGTACCTGCACGGTAGCACCCACGTTATCCATAGCAAGGACTGATGTTGGATAGTCACTTCCCTGGACAACTTTTCCAGCGTTGATTGCACTGATAGCTCCGATTTCAATCATCTGTCCATCAGGAATGTTAATTTCGGCGAACAAATTCTTGACGATCAAGAGAGCAGGCTCAACAGCTTCAATAACGATTTTCTTAATGACTTTTGGAACAAACGGTGCAATATCTTCAGATGTTATGATATCCTGTATATTTGCCCGATCTTCCGCTTCATCATAAAGACCGTTATTGGTAAAACAATCATAGACTTTACGGAACCGACGACGCACTTCATCCTTCTGAAGTGGCTTGCCTTCCTTGTCCCGCAAGTCCCTGATATTCATTAATTTTTTACTCATTGTATTCCTCCATTAATAGAGTGTATGTTTTTTCGACCGCGATTATCCTTTAATTAATTGAATCCTTGCGTATCCGAACATACCTTCCTGGATTCTGTGTACCACGTCAACTGCAGCGTGGAGCAAGCTTGCTTTTTCCAAAGCAGACTGTGCAAACACAAAGAGATCCACAGGCACACCTTCGGTTACGGTACCCATTGCTGTGATTCCAGAATAATTCTGAATCGTCGCACTAAGGTCACGTGGGTAACGGCAATCATACGTCAAAACGCGTCCAACGGTCTGAATGGTTGGATTTGCAGTCACCGCACCTGACTCGATTACCATCTTTCCATACTTATCTGACTTAATGAACGAACCAGATCCACAATCAGATCCACTTGAGAATGACAAGAACTGCCATTTCTTACGAAGTAATGCATATGCGGAATCTGTTGCAGCAGCTACGTCAGCATCAGTACCAAACGTGGTGAACTTGGTCAAATCCACGAATGGAACATCAAGACGTCCTTCTATAATCGTGCTATAGGCATCGTGAGTCTGATAATTCAAGAACGCACCACGAATATCTTGATAGATGTTTTCCATTACGATACCACATGGTATATTTGCACCAAGGCTAAGATTAGAAGTAGATGCAGAATTCCAACCATTAAGATCTGTATCGTCACTGCTATATGGATGAACTGATGTTGCTCCACCGTTAGCAGGAACCATCAATGCCACAATACCTTCTGGATATCCATAAGCGGCATCATCGATATATGTATTGACTGTATCGGAATCAACAGCATCTACATACCATGGAACAGTACCTGAACTTGTAGGTACAGGAATGCCGTGGGTAATGCTGGTCTGCATCGTCAATAAACTAACGATAGTACCTTTACACATAACCACACCTTCCTCACCACCATGTGTCAATTCATCTTCAATCCACATTACAGGCAAATCCTTGAATGGATAGGCCATAACACCAGACCATTCTGGATTAGTTACCTGTAACTTGATCATCATTACATCCTGCCAGGTCAAGTGCGTCCTGGTAAGAGCTTTCTGCGGAATTCTACGAATCTTATCATTGAAATTAAGTTTTGTTGAACCCATATAAATCCTCCTTTAATTATTCTTCTTCTGGTTTGAACAATTTATCTGCCAAATCAACTCTCGTTTGAGTTTTATCTTCTTTTTTTGAAATCGTTGCTGTAGGATCACCTACCCTTTCGAACTTCGTTGCATCAAATTCCATTTCACCGGAAAGATCGTTGATGCTATCCTGCAATGATTCGTTGGTACGCTTCATCAATTCTTCAACCATTGCATCATATTTTTTCTTTCTTTCAACCGCATCCTTTTCAATAACGATGCTCTGCACCGTTTTGCGGTGAGTTATAAGAGAAAGATCAACAACTTTTTCGGCCAAAGAACGTTTTGATCCTTTATGTAAATCGGCAATTTTTGTATTAGCCTCGGTAATCTGAGCATCTTTTGCCTGAGCATCAGTTTTAAGTTTTGCGTTTTCTGCGGTTAATGTTGTAACTTGCGTACTCAATTCAGTAACTTTTGGAGCCAAATCAGAATCACCACTCTTCGACATCGGACAACCCATTTTCTTGGCTTTTCCACGAACACATGTGGCTATACGTGAACGAACTGACGAAGAATACTTCGCCTGAACACGCGGATTACCAAGATAAGACATTGCTACAGATGCGTGTTTACAATCTGGAACCGGGAATGAACGATTCGGACCACAGAAAGTTTCAGAACTCATATTCTTACGTTGTTCTGCGGTAAGTTTTGCATCACCAAGAAGAGTTTCCATAATTGTGTCAAATTCTTTTCCAAGCTCTTCGGCTTGAGTTATTTCAGTGGCATCGGTCCATTCAGTACCTACTTTAGACTCATCACCACATCCCGGACACTCATCAAGCACCTGGAAAAGTGTTGCCAGAAAATCGGCAAGTTCTTTTTCATCCATTTTTGTGCCTCCTGTAGAGTCAGATGCTTTTGAAATTACATCACCGGTCTGTGAAACATTGATTTTACAATGTGGGCAAGCAACTGCACCGGCAGTGACTTCAGTTTGTTTAGTATAATCAAAAGCAGTATTACATTTTTTACACGTTGTCATACTTTCCGTCGAATCTTTTATTGTTGTTTGTTTCAAAGCGTCTTCTTTAGCCCCAGGATTATCGAACCCATGTACATCAGAATTCGTCGTATCTGACTGAACAAGATTCATACTTACAACAGAAGCAACATGTTCATCGGAATTATCAGCAGGAAGATTTTCAAATGAATATTCCTGATAATCCATCTGACCAATTTTCCAATGACACTTTTTACCATCATATACTTGATTTCTGTCATGGTCACAATCATCATGATTAACCGGATTGCCGCAAATACTACACATGGGCATTGTTTTTGCACTACCACCGGAAGATACTGTCATGTATCTTTTATCAAGAATCTTTTCGATAGCGGCTTCATCCGTAATAATAGATTTTACCCGAATCTTGCTCTTAGGTGTCGTCATATCATCTTTGGTAGTAGCATCAATAGCAGCAGGTAAAAGAACAAATGCCGCTGCATATGTACGACCAATAGGATCACGTGCACCATCGTGATGAACAAGAACTGGTTTAGGATATGGTGAGTAAAATGAAAGAACAGCCTGTGCCTGTCCTTCTGGAGTATAATAATAACCGTTTTTATTAACGTAACCACCATGGGTCACATCAACTTCTATTTCCAGATATCGTTTTTGATTACCATCACGCAACATCGCAAATTCCTTTTTAATGTTGGTAGTATCAGGTAATCTGACAGAAACACTATCTTTTATAACATCGCCAGCTTTAAATACATCTTTTTTCATAGTTACATCTCCACAAAGACAAAATTATCCCTTTGCTAATACTATAGTAGTGAAAAATCGAAAAATGTTGTCTTTTTTAATAGTATTTTTATATTTCTATCTGACATCCACACCCACTGTGATATGGAGGGATCATATCAATAAAAACATCATCAACAGCAAGTTCTGCCGGATATGATTTGCATTTTTCACAATCATTATGCTTCATTTTTAAATGAGTTTTGCCATTTGCCTTTTGAGCAGATGCAACACCAGTCCAATATGACTTTTTTACAAACCAGTCAACAATAAACCCAATCCTATACTCCTGGCTTTCGAAAATATTAATTACATTTTCTTCACTCTTATCACTGCCATCTATCCGGTTCAAAACATCACCAAAAAACTTCGTAATAGCATCATTGTGTAGAGTATGTAGCGATTTGAGATCAGCTTCCACAGGAATCGTATCATTGAATCCAACTTTTTCAATACCACTTTTGTAAGAGGAAATAATATACTTACTTCCTTTTTCAATGACCAATCCTTGTGATAAGTTCAAAGCCATCTTTCCAGAATTAAAAGATTTCTCTTTTAACATCGCCAGTATATCGTCCATGGCATACCGGTATTGAGACTTAAACTTATTGTGATACTCATCAACCATCTTCTCCGAATCCGTCAATGTAACATCTTCACCATCAATCATATCCTTACCCTTCACCCTTTGAGTAGGGCCAACTTTTTTGGTTCCGTGTTGATTTCTTGGAACCGTTCTGCTAGCACCTTGACGTGCTTGCCTTGAAACCGTAGTGCCACCCGTGGCACCAGCTGCAGCGGCAGCTTTCAATTGAGCTTGTAATTCTAATGTAGGCTTTGTCACCAACTCAAAATAAGTAAATGGACGCTGCTGATCGGTATACGGTTTTCGACCTATTTCAATCCGAGCTTCATTTTCATCCAACAAACCACCCTGGAAAAGTTGGAGAGCATGATACTCTTTTCGTATTTTAGAATCAAGATCAATTTCCGGT